ATATACTGATTTGAAATCATATATATTAAGTTTAACATTGATAAGTTCGTCAATAGTATAAGTAAAAACATTTCCAGGTGGAAACTCAGTAATTTTAGTAGTTTTGTGACTTATACAACCCTTAATTTCTGAGGAAAATAGAAGTGTATCAATAGTATCAGGTGAATAATAAAGGGGCCGAATACCAATTTCATCGCGAGCGACAATAACTTTCTTCAAATTCTTCAAACGGTCAAACTCAAAAAGCATAAATGCGAATTCACCTTTTATATCTTCCTTAACAAATCTATTAAAATCATTCTCTGTATAAAACTTTGACATTGCCATATAAGCCTGGGGGATTACGTAGCAGTCACTTTCTATGCCATCATTGCTAGCCGATAGATTATACTTAGCAGAGATCTCTTTGTAATTATAAATTTCACCATTGCAAATAAAAATAACGGTGCGATTGCCATCTTCTAATATAAATGGCTGATTCGAGGCAAAGGTATCATCAATAATTGCTAGTCGATGAAATCCAATTAGGACATTTTTATAAGATTCAAAGTATGAATTATCAGGGCCGCGGTGCTTCAAATTATAAAAATCTTGAAATAGCTCAGCCATTTTAAGATTTTTGCCTTTCAGATTAATGAGCGTCCATATTCCGCACATCCTAATATCTTATTATAATTTCATAATTTTTATTTAGGCTATTTATAAAGTCTAAGACCAAATCTAAGACCAAGTTTAGAGACTTTTTATAGCCTTCAGAAATGTATCACTTTCAAGTAATTTATCCGCCTGTACCAAAGCACTTTCAACCCAGCACTGCTTTACTGCAAATGATTCACCACACATAAATAAATTCGGCATTGATTTAGGACGAGGATGAAGCGATTTATTACTTTCCTCTTCTACATCATAAGATCCAGGAAGCCAATAAGTACAACCATCATACCATGGATGTTGTTTAAAGAAAATAGGGTCAGGGATATTTAGCTCAGGAAATAGCTTACGTATTTTAGTCATTACTATCTCTTTTACGTCATTATCACCATTATCATCTATATTCTGTTTAAACCACCATTTAGCGTCTACACCATCAGTATATGAGATCATTACAATACCTCTCCTAGAGTCAACTGGAATTATATATCGGATGCGAGAATTTGTCACAATCTTGTTATATTTAGAAAACCACGAAACCCCATTTTTAGTTGGAAACACGGCGTAAATACGTAATAAGGGCATCATCGTTAAATGACGCAGCACAGATAAAGTATTAACTCCCTCTATTTTAGTTAGTGCACTATGATGTAATGCGAGCACAACCACTTTTCCTGTATATGAAGTTCTATTACGTGTATTGCGAATTCTACAATTAATAGTAACACTATTGTCACTATTGGTAACAACTTTATAGGCGTCAACGTCTATTATAACTTTGCCGCCACGATCTATAAATTCATCCATCATTGCGTTGGTTAAAGATGAAAATCCCTCTTTTACTACTCCAAAGCCATTATTGGACCCCATCTCTTTTTTAAAGGATTCTAGAGCTAAATCGGCGCGAAGGGTATGTATTTCAGAATAGTATGGAAATTGTTCGTATAGTTTTTTCGCGGATAATAGCCCAATAGTTTTATTAAGTAGTTCACCCAATGTATGAGTTGCCAGCATCTCATGAGGCAATTGCTCAATTGGGCCAAAATAGAATTCGATAAGATCACTAAATTTATTTTCAGTAATTGCCGCCGTTTTTTCATCTATAAAACTAGATTCACTGCCAATTGGTATGAATGTTAGACCATAGTTATTTAATAAGCGTAGTACCTTTTTATGAGTTGTAGCAATTCTACCAGCACCATTTTCCCATTGAACTTCGCCAATTCTAGGAATATTTTTCCTAAATGTAACTATGCGTCCTCCAATATATCCATATTTTTCAAGAATACAGCAATTAATACCAGGTTGCTTCTTTAATGCCTCAATGCCAACCCGTAAACCTGCGATACCGCCGCCGACTATTATTACATCATAAGACGACATCTTATTATTTAAATATAAAAAAAGATTTTATACCGCTAATTGTTCTTGATAGGAGTTCACAAGATAATATACACATAATAAGTGTACTTCCCAATACAATAACACCATCACCTGAATCAGCTGTTAAAGTAATATGAAAAATATCTAAGATAGGAAGTATAATACCATCACTATTATCACCAATTAATCTACACTCTATATCAGAAGAAATACATCCGCCAAGTATAGTATGTTGTAACCAAATTAATCCCCAGAATAAGTAATATAGTAAAAATATAAAATAAGATGATGTAAATATATGAATAATAAAATAAAAAATAATACCAGTATATATAATAAAATGATGAACTACTCTAATAATTTTACCAAGGCGTTTATTATCCTTCTCCCAAAAAAATAATATCCGTAAAAATTTTTCAAACTTTTCTTCTGCCACTTTGCGTAACCATCTTTTTTTGGTATCTGGCTTTGCATCATCTGGCTTAGCCATATCAGGTGCCACTTTAACTGGCTTAGCATCATCTGGCTTAGACTTATCAGGTGCCACTTTAACTGGCTTAGCATCAGCTAGTTCCATTTTATTATTATAATATTATTATTTATTAAAATACACACATATCTGTGAATATAAAGTAATATCATGTTATATTATTAACATAATGATAGCATTAAAACGTAAAAGCGATGAAATTGTAACACAAGACATATGTAAAAGATTTAGGACCGTATTATCAACTGATGAAGACACTATTATAGCGAATTATATATCACTTATTGAAAAGGTTAATAAATTAGAAGATACAATCAATAAATTAAGAAAAGATAATAACACACTAGAAGATAAGTATAAAGAGCAAAATTTAGTTCTAAAAAAGTATGTAGACAAAAGCACTGAACTTACTAAAATAGTTTCTGAAAGCAAGGATTTAATTACAAAAATGGAGCTACTTACTGATAAATGTAAAGCCGTTTTAGCGGAGAATGAAGTACTAAAAACAGATATTAAGTATTTAGAGAAGGCGTGTGACAAAAGCGCAGATTATTATCGTACTTGTTTTAGTTAGTTTTATAATCTATAAATGATACAATCTTCCTACAAGAATAATAGCAGCAGCGAAAAGGAAGATTAGCATATCAGTAAGGTAAACAATTGGAAGATACATATTGTGTAGAAGAGGGAAACTCATTTTGATATCCTTCATCATATAGCTGCCCCTCAGCTCATATCCGCGCTGACGGTAATAGTCGCGGACACCGATTCCAGAGATAATCGCAATTTTCTTATACCGATGCTGAATTGAGATCTTCTCAGCCATACGTAGTAGCCGCTTACCAAGCCCAAAATGTTGCGCACCAGATTCATCCTTAAGTCCAACATTTTTAACACGACCATATACATGAAGTTCACGAATCATGGCAGTCTTTCCCTTCAATTCAGGAATTATACTGTTTTCTAATGCGTTTCCAAGACGTAGCCGAACAAATCCTAGTAGTAGTGGCCTATTTACACGAGGAATTTCAGCGGAAATGTAGTATTCCTCTGACCCACTGGCAATAAATGACCGCGTAATATATCGAATATCCTTTTTATTGTATTTCTCATTACTAACCTCGCAGCACCGAATACACTGGCAGTAAACACCTTGTGCTTCTGCCTCTCTAGTAACAATCTGCGCCAGATTTGACTTAATAGATACACTTGTATATCCAATAAGTCCGTTTTTAGCTTCCTTAAAATCACGTTGAATACGATTAACACGTACCCAAGGTGGTGTAATGCTCTGCCTGTAAATTAACACTCTCTTCAAGTCAGCAGCATCAGGCGTTGCTTCCGCATATGGCTTCCATAACCCGCTCGCTTTCCACTCTTTCACTTTAGTAAATTCTACATCAAGACATGGATAGTCTTTCATATAGTCAGGAATTAGATCTGGCCCTTGAAGAACTTCCTTGTAGCACTCCATATCACCCTCAGGCGTAGCACCAGGCAGGTCCGCCATAATATGAATCTCCACCTTGAATCCATAATCCTTTAACAACTTAATAGCTCGCCGAGAATGCTTAACGCCGTGCCCGCGATTTACCTTTTTAAGAAGGGCATCATCGGTATGCTGGACGCCGAGCTCAACACGTGTCACGCTGTATTTACGATACCGAATAATCTCCGCTTCATTGATTTCATCAGGCCGTGTCTCAATACCGAGACCGACTACGTGAACCTTGGCAGTTACATTAATGGCATGCTCCTCTTCAATTGTACCGCGCGGCCTATCAGTGTCCTCATAATAAGTATTGGCAGCATAATATAAATCACGAATAAATTCATCAGCGATGGCATGATCGTAGCAGCTGAATGTGCCACCGAGTACGCGGAATTCAAGCTTATCAATGGGATGGCCGTTCTTTTCAAGCACATCAAGACGATTATATACCTGCTGGACGGTATCAAAGTTAACTACTGCCGCACGCTTGAAAACATCCTCATTGCTAATGTAGGAGCGGGGCATTCCAGGTTCATTGGGACAGAAGTGGCAATTATACTTACAGCTGAACTTGCCAGGAGGGAGAGATACACTTACATTTACAATACCGCTCTCACTGCGAACGCTCTTGTTGATAAGGGCATTCCACAGAGTTTCAATGTAGGGATATGTCTCAGAATTCTTTTGAAGGAGTTGGCGATAAATCATGCCGATTTCGCGCTTCTTGGGCTGATGCTTGTATTTTTTAGAGAGTATGCGAAAGCAGTAATTAAGTCCCGCATTGTCCTTGTACTTGGAGGGATCCATTTTGATGATGTCTTTTAGAATAAGTTTAGATATGGGAGCATTTGTAATAAATGGAGAGGCCTCGAGCTCTTCAATATCGTCCTTTGAATTATCAGCCACTTGGATATCATCTGGAATCGCATCTGGAATAACATCGTCCATATCAGTGAAAGACTGAATCTCAGACATTGTTCTTTTTAGTTAATTTGACACATTTCATTTATAGCTGCGGCGTATTTCAATTTTTTCTAAAAATATAGTTACGTGCCACATCGGTCTATGAAGTAATAAACTCCATCATATATTTATCCTCGCTAACCTTAATTTTAATTTTTAAATCGCCACCCATATCCAAGTTAAGCTCCTTATTCCAGTTACTATAAAGTCGCGTACAGAAATGTCGCATACATTTGATACTTGGTCTTGCTACACCAAGTTTCATATGACATATATGCTCAAACACTTTCAGCCATGAACTCGCTTCCAACTTAGCTTTTATACCCGTTGTAATATCTACACAATTATCTTTAAAGCTATTGTAAATTGGGTCATATAATAGCATATTAAGTAGCTTATTTTGGCTTTCAACAGCCTCTGCGAATTCAATGATTTTATTATCAATGTTCTCACCAAACTGGGTAATAACCGCCCCATGAAAATGCTCACGAAACTTCCCTCGATTGGACCAACTTGGCGTGGTATTTTTTAGATAAGGAATTGCTAGCCGCTTACTAACTTCATATATATCCTCCTTTTTAACGGTAAGAAGAGGGCGCATAATTCGCACACCATGTTGTACTTCTTCGGCCTCCATCTTCTTCAAATTACCCAAGTGATGGCAGTGGGCGATATTAGTCCAAATATTCTCTACTATATCATCGCGGATGTGTCCCATTAAAATGGTAGTTTCTCCAATTGCTCTATAGGCATAAAACCGCAAATCACGTGTCATATCTTCGTAGAAGACTCTATCAATTTCCCCCCGTCGCAACCACTTAATTCTATATACAAATAGTGGAACGCCGAGTTTACAACAGAAATTTGCAAGAAAGCGGTATTCATGCTCTGATTCCAGTCTATTTCCATATATAATGTGAATTGCGCTCACATCCGCTCCGCTCTTCTTTAGTAGAAGAAGCATAACCATTGAATCCACGCCGCCACTTAGGCTTACTGTAACTTTTCTGCTAGGCAGTAGAAGATGTCTAATTAGTTTATTTACACTAGGATTATCTAGATTTAATGTCTGTTGAAACCATATATCTGAAAGATATTCATCAGGATAATACTCACAAATGAGTGCCGCATCGTATGAGGATAAACTATGACTGGAGATTATGTCGGCTTTAACGGCTTCAAATGTAAATGCTTTTTTATAAGTATCAATATAGAATCGCTGAAGATCAGGAAAGTCGCAGATATGACGGCCTTCTTGAAGCCATTCCCCATGAAGATAATCAAATATGAAGTCGTATTGTTTAAGGTGTTTAAAAGGCATGAGTGCGAAGACAATTTCAACCTCATCCATATTTTTTAACTCATCAAGGTGATGCTTAATGATGTCGACAATAATATGACGGCGCTTAGAAACTTCGGCCTCTGTAAGTAGTCCAGCACGGGCAAAATGCCTAGAGAATTGGTCTAGGTATATAATCTGACCGATAAGATTTTCGGACGTCCATACATAAGTCCAGAATCTATCACAAATAAGTTTATCAAACTCTTCTTGCTTGGATGGGCGTGTAATCCAGTAGGAACTACAAGTTTTCCAGAAATCAATAATATATGACATCTTTTGATTCATCCTAATAATCATGCCACAATATTTCAATTTTATTACAGCATTGTAATAAAAATTAAAATATTTTGAATACTTCTATAGATTCCTATTTATTTTTCTAGACTTGCCACAATAGCCCGCTGTATAGCGGTATTGTCATCATCACTATTATCTGGTTCTCTTACCGCTTTTGTTCTACCTTGAATCCTATCAAGCTCATTAAATAATTCCTCTTCAGTTGCTTGTACTATTGGCGCGGTACTAGGCGGCCCCTTATATTCTATCTTGCTGATAATATCACTATCATCAGAATCATCAGAATCTGTTTCCCATACCTCTCTTGCTACCGCCGCTGCCACAGCAGCAGCCGCCCCTGGTACATCTAGCAAACTTCCTTCTCTCCCTTCGCTTCCTTCTTTTACCACAACATCCTTTTTCTTTTTCTTTACTTCGCTCGCAAAATTCTTAGTCTTTATGCCATAATATCCTCCATCCATATTAATATATGGCACAGAATAACAGTACGAAATACTGACATTTCTTAGCGCATCATTAATCATTGTAATTAACGCCTGAATTTCAATATCAAGATTTTCAATAAATTTCTCAGCAATTTTAACAGGTAGCACACTAAAGTTTCTAATAGTGCCATCATCATAATTCTGTACACGATTAATGAGTTCAACTGCTACCATCCGAAATGCGACAAATATCTCCTGAACCTCATTATCGCGCTTTCGTTTCTTTTCAGTCTTTGCCAGATTCTGACCCCAACGTTTCTCATCAAAATCTCCTAGTAAGAACTTGACATTAATGCCCGTTGTCGTCGCATTATCAATGTGGCTACGATATCCGCGTTCTGATATGTCCTGTAGTTCCTGACAGATACGATGAAATTCATAAAATTTAGTTGAAATGTGAGTATTTATGCCTTTAGGCATTTTACGAAGTTCCCACATATTAGGATAGCCGCCACAGGGAATATCAGCAGGATTACGCGGTGCGCCGCCACCATTGCGTTTCATCCACTCATAATAATGAGGATTATGAATAATTCCATTGGTAACAATTTTACCAGTCGTCCAATCCCAGGGAGTTTGACAGGAGATACACCACATTTGGGAGCAGCCCGACGTCTTCATAATAAACTCACCGCAATTGGGGCAGGGCTTACAGTCTTTCTTAATGAGCTCAGCCGTTTCAAGATCCTCCTTCGTACATTCATGAGGATCGTCTTGTTTCTTGGTCTTATTTTTAAAGCACTTAGAGCAACTATAATATTCACAAATTCCGCATTTCCATGCGGTACTTAGGAATCCCTGGCATCCGTCGCGGGTACAGCGGCGAATAAATTTCTTCTTTTCTTCCTCTGGTTTAGCGGGAATACTATCCGCCCCGCCAAATACAGGAGCCCATCGAATCCTATTTATATCTTTCTCTTTCTCGCTAATTAATTCCCTAAAACGATTACATTCCTCAATTATCTCATCCGCCTCCTTTTTATATTTCTCAGCCTCATTCTTCTCTTTATTAGCAAGTTTAGAATAATACTTTGAAATAGTAGTATTATATCTCATCATGACTTCATCGCGTTGTAGACGAAGTTCAGCCATTTCTTTGCGAATTTCAGCAATTTTAGCATCATTATCCCGTATTAATTTGGCATTAATAGCTTCTTGTTGTAGACCAGGTAGATTAGCCCGCTCACGATTAATCAGAACTTCTTGGCGATGTTTGAAATAAACCTGGTTGAGATAAGTTTTTGTACAAATCTCGTGTAGGGCGGCATCATTGTAATTTACACGGCATTTGAGGCAATGAGCGTCTTCGTGTCGGTCCAAAAGATATCTCTCAATACATTTAGAACAGGCATCATTGTTACAATATTTACATACACATTTCTTACGAATAATAGCTGTATAGTTCTCGGCGCATATACTACATGTCTCTGGTACTTCTTTTACAGCTGGTTTCTTTACACGTTTAGACTTAGTAGGACCTTCTTGGATAGACATTTCAGGGCTATATATATTATAGGATAAAAAAGAATCAATTTTTTGATAACTCAATATACTACTTCTTCCATACTTCATAGAAGTATTCATAGCAGCAACTCCATGAGGCCCATGGAACACCCTTTTCTTGATATGCTAATTTAAATCCTTTAATTTTAAGAATTGCGTCTACAGTCTGTTTATGACTGAGTTCATAATAGTCATTCTCCATAATAACTGTATGAATATTATTAAGCATATCAGGATCCTCTTTAAAGATATAGAAAAGAGAACCTTCACAATCTGCGACTAAAATATCAAAATTAACATTATATTTTTTACATATTGCCGAGTAGCTAATTGTAGGAACTTCAACAGGATTCTCGGTTTCTTTAAATTCTTCAATTGGTCGTGGCCCATGACTGCCATCCATATATAAAGGAGCCTTTGATAGACAATTTGTTTCAATATTAATATCATCAAACCCATTCATACTTAGATTAAAACGTAATTTATTAGCCATGTCATTTTCACATTCCATAACTACGTGATTTTTACCATTATTAAGAATTGTTTGAATAATATGTGATACACGGCCGACATTGCCGCCAATTTCAAGAACTTTAGAGTTTTCATTAACATTTTTCATAACCATAAGTTGTTCAGGATATTCAAATTCAAACCCCCCCCAGCCTGTGTGATATAAATTCAGATGTTTATGTAATGTATTAAGTCTTTCTACAGGATCTGCTATAAATTTACCGACAGTATTCCACCATTTCTTTGGACTTTTATCACTAATAAGTTGTTGACTAATAGATTCAAACTTAATTGTAACCTGTTTAGTGGCACTATAGATATATTTATTATTAAAGTGATCTACAATAAGAATGTGTTTTAGGATATTAGGATAAGGATCATAACCTATAATATTACAGCGTTCTCCATCACCGACTGGAATATATATACCATCATCCTTGAGACATTTCTGAAAAGCTTCCTTTGTTATATCAATATAATTTCCCTCACCATGTCCATAAAAAATTTTCATCTATTAATAATAATATGTGAAAATGTTTAGGTTGAATGTCATGTTTCTTTATTCTCTGATTTAAGCAATGAGAGAATAGATTTACGAACTTTTTTAACAAGTGGTGGCTTTATATGATCTTGTGGTCTTATGGAAGTAAGCTCCCTATTTTTTATAACTAAATAACCCCTTTCAATTGCGTTATATATCGCATTGCGTGATAAATAATTATATCGTGGTCCATCAAATATATTAGAATCTGGAAAGAGCCTATCTAAGTATTCTTGTGGAGTACATTGAAATGGGTTATTTTCAAACGTCATGTCAAGGGGTGTTCCGTCAGCAATAAGATATTCAATACATTTAACTGACGGAATGAAAGTAAAACAACATATAAGTGAATATATTTTTGCTTTAGTATTATTATTTAGAAGTTTAAGTAAATAATGGGCTTCATCTGCTTCAATACAGCTTTTAATTGCCCCAATGTGTTTTATAGGTTTATTATCTTCATATAGAATTTCTTTAAGGACATTACTATCTCCCCTGCGCGCAGATCTAAATATTTGTTCACTATACTCCATTCTATTTATTATTGACATAATTTTTGAGGAGAATAAACTAAATCAATTTTTTCCATCGATAGGCTTAGGCGTCATAGCACTCACAGTAGCATTTATTCGCTTATCCTTTGACGAGTAGTTAGAAATCGGCATTTTTGGATAAATATACATTTGAAACGCTGTCATAACTGCGTTAATATCCGCATCCTTTTCAGAATTAGGATCTCCTCCAGTCAAGATATCAAACGCGGTTAAATAACCGTGTAACGCACAAATAAGTGAAAGAAGCTCAAATTCAGATATAATCGGGTGATAGCTCATTACATTTATCTCGGCGGGAAGAGCCCCTTTGCCATTCCAATATTCCGCAGGATTTTTAGTCCTATTAAGCGTAAATTTAGTCATCCTACACAGAAGAATCTAGAGTCCTTTACACCCCCAAAAAAAAGAAAAATTGAAATAATTAGTTGCCAGATAGAAGATAGTTCAAATGGCAGCCATTAATACAGATCATACAAAGACAATTATAGATTCCCTTGAAATCCTACGTAAACGGGATACTGCGAATAAAGAGGTATTTTCAGCGCGGGCCTATGCCAAAGTTATAGCACAATTAAAAACGCATGATAAACCGATTACATCGTATGAAGATTTAAAAGGCATTAAAGGAATTGGTGCTAAAATGGAGGCAAAAATTAAGGAGATTCTTGAAACGGGTGTTTTACAATCCGCCCAGAAGGCCAAAGAGGTCTATAATATTGATGCCTTAGAAGCCCTACAAAATATTTATGGAGTTGGTCCAGCTGCGGCTACAGCGCTTGTTAAAGCAGGTATTACCAGTATCAAACAACTTCGTGAATCTATAAAGGAGAATCCTAAGCTACTTAACGATAAACAAAAAATCGGTCTAAAATACTATGAAGACCTTCTTGAACGAATCCCTCGCAATGAAATGATAGAACATCATAAGATCATTCAAGATTTGAAGCCTGACATAATGGCAGATTATGAGATAGAAATTGTGGGAAGTTATCGCCGCGAAGCTATAACATCTGGTGATATAGACGTACTAATTCGTGTTCCTAATAATGTTGATTCTAAGACGGCTAAAAAGAATCTAGCACTGTATGTCAAGGCATTGGAAGACGCTGGATATATTAAGGAAATCTTAGCACTA